ATGAAAAAATTCATTGGATCAGTTTTAGCTACGACATTAATTTTAGGGGGATGTTCCATGATGGAAAATGAATCAAGTAAAGACACGAATACAGAAACAAAATCAGTACCAGAAGAAATGGAAGCTTCAAAATATGTAGGACAAGGCTTCCAACCACCTGCAGAAAAAGATGCGATTGAATTTGCGAAGAAGCATCGTAAAGAATTTGAAAAAGTAGGTGAACAATTCTTTAAAGATAACTTTGGACTAAAAGTTAAAGCTACAAATGTTGTAGGTAAAGATGATGGTGTAGAAGTTTATGTGCATTGCGAAGATCATGGCATTGTATTTAATGCAAGTCTACCTTTGTACAAAGATGCCATCCATCAAAAAGGATCAATGCGCAGTAATGACAATGGTGATGATATGAGTATGATGGTGGGTACAGTGCTGAGTGGCTTTGAATATCGAGCGCAAAAAGAAAAGTATGATAACTTATATAAATTCTTCAAAGAAAATGAAAAGAAATATCAATATACAGGCTTTACAAAAGAGGCAATTAACAAGACACAAAACGTTGGATATCAAAATGAATACTTTTATATCACATATTTATCAAGAAACTTAAAAGAATATCGTAAATATTACGAACCGTTGATTCATAAAAATGATAAAGAATTTAAAGAGGGTATGCAACGAGCTAGAAAAGAGTTAGATTATACTGCTAATAGTAATACAGTAGCAACGTTGTTTAGTACGAATGATAAAAAAAATAGAAAAGAAAAGATAAATAATGTAATAGATTTATCCGAGAAAATTGAAAGAACAAAAGATATGCCAATCAAGAATACTATAACTACTCAATTAGGAAATAAACTTATTGGCACAAAAAAAGCTCGTTTTGATGATAAGAAAGTAGTGTCGTTTGGAGCATTTGAAGATGAATAAAATTAATGATAGAGACTTAACAGAATTGAGTAGTTACTGGGTTTATCAAGACATCAATAAAGATAATGATTTTACAGTTAACGGAAAAAGATTTAAGCAGGTTGATGAATATAATGATAATGGAAATAAAAATAAAAAAGGTGCCTCAGATTTAAAAATTTATGAATTGTTGGATGAAAAAGGAAAACCAACTGGTGAACAAACCATGATTTATCAAGGAACATCTAATGAGGCAATAAACCCTAATAATCCATTAAAATCTTTAGATATCGGAGATGATTGGTTACAAAATGCGAAATTAATGGATAATAGTAATAAGTCAACGGATTATCTTAAGCAATCAGACGAATTTGCAGATTTATATAGAGACAAACTAAATGACGCTAATAAATTAAGTAAGTATAACTTTACACAAAAATATGGTGTTAGTCCAAATAATTACAAAAACAAAACCATTGTGGCGGATGGCGGTAATTCGGAAGGCGGTGCAGGAGCAAAATATCAAGGAGCGAAACATCCAAATGAAAAAGTTGTTGCTACTGACCCAGCAATGGTACCTTATGCTGCTTGGCAGAAATTTGCTAGACCACGCTTTGATAATATGATTAGTTTTAATAGTACCAACGATTTATTAACATGGTTACAAGATCCATTCATCAAAGATATGCCAGGAAAACGCGTTAACATTAGTGATGGTGTGCCCAGGTTAGATGCTTTAATAGACAGCCATGTAGGTTATAAAAGGAAGTTAAATAGAAAAGACAACACATACGATACTGTACCACTAATCAAAATTAAGTCGGTAAAAGATACAGAAATTAAAAATGGAAAAAAAGTAAAAAAGACTATTAACATAACATTAGATATGGATGGGCGAATTCCGATAAATGTTTGGACAGGGGATTCGATTGCACGTTCTGGAAGAGGAACTTTAATTAAACTTAATTTAGAAAATCTTGATGCGTTGAGTAAACTGATTACTGGTGAAACTAGTGGTATGTTAGCAGAATGCGTAATCTTTTTAAATGAAAGTTTTAACATCTCAGAAAATGAAAATAAAAATTTTGCAGATAGAAAGCAACAATTATCAGAAGGATTTAAGGATAAGATTAACTTATTTCAATTAGAAGAAATGGAAAGAACTTTAATTAGTAAAATAAACTCACTTGAAGAAGTTGCAGATGAAACAATAGAAAGTATTAGTGCTGTTAAACACTTATTACCTGATTTTGCATTGGATGCATTAAAAGAAAGAATTAATGAGTTGTTTAAAGGTATAAAATCTTTTATAGAAAAAGTGTATGATAGTATAGATAATGAAATTTTAGAAATTTTCAAAAATATAGATCACGACTTCAGAGATGGAGTATCTGAAGAAATGATGAAACATTTGAAAGTAGTGAAACAGAATATAGAGCGAATAAAAAATCAAAATGATATTTATGGTAGGCAAATTGCAGAAATTAGAAGTATTATGAAACAACAAGATGCAACAATTTTAGATGGGAATTTCCAAATTAATTGTAGCGGCGAAAATATGGTACAGGGTCTAGTTATACCTTCTAATTATTTAGGAAGAAAAATGAAAATATTAAAAGACCATATCGATGATGGTATTAAAAAAATAGCAGACTATGTTCAAAGTATATATGATGAATATGCATCGAAAATTGTTGATGTAATAAAATATTTGATTAATACAATTCCCAAAATACGTAAGAATTTAAGACATGCAATTGAAATGTTAAATGTAAAAAAGAAAGAATTTTTGTCCCTGATTCCTAATGTAACTTGTAATTATATTAAAACTAAATTAGAAGAATTAGATAATACTTTAGGCAAATGGGAGCCATTTCTTAATGATTTAAAAGCAGTGTCACCAATTTTAGATAACCATTTAGATGATATTGTTAAGAACATGAAGCCTTTGATTGTACAGATGTTATTTGAACCATCACAATATGATGATATGTTTATTTCAAGAAAAGCTTTAACGCCAGTGTTCTCAAGCGTTTTATAAAGCTTGTAAAAAATATAAGGGCAAAAAAAGGGCGGATTTAAGCTAACTTGGAATGTTTTCGAGTTTTTGAGTTAGTTCTCTATCCATTTTTTCAGTTACATGAGTATATATGCGAATGGTTGTTTTTTCATCTACATGTCCTACCCTTTTCATAATTGCTTTTAAAGAAACATTCATTTCTACTAATAAAGTTATGTGTGTATGTCTAAATGTGTGCGTGGTAACTTTCTTATTCATATTTAAAGCTTTTGTAGTTTTCTTAAGCACACCGGCGATTTGATTATTACATAAAGGATTCCCTTTTTTTGTTGTGAATATGAACCCTCTGTCAACATAGCTCGAATTCCATCTTTTCAACATTTTGTTTTCCAGTATTATCTTTTTAAAAATTTCTACGGTTCTAGAATTGATGCTGATACTTCTTTTTGAACTTATAGTCTTTGTAGTGTCTTTGTATCCGAATCCTTCCTCGTATTTAATGCGGTGAATTGTACCTGTTATATTGATAGTTTTGTTTAATAAATCTATATCTTTTTCCTGCAGTGCTTGTAGTTCTCCTATGCGCATACCAGTTAAAGCCTGTACTTCTAAGATGCTGGCAATTAAAATGCGATTTCGCTTGTGTAACTTATTATCATTTAGTATATGATCACGTATCTGTAGGACTTGGTTCATTTCTAAATAGTTGTACATTTTAGATTCATCTTTTTCGATATCCTCTATTGTTTTTCTTCTTTTAGGGATTTTGACATTAGTTAACAAATATTCATTTGGATAATTGTAAAATTTAACTGCATATTTAATAGCTCCTTTCATATCTCCGAGTTGACGGGTTACTTGATTTTGAGAATAGATATCTGATAATTTATTAATAAATATCTGCATATATTTTGTATCTAGTTTGTTTAAAAGCAAGTTCTCAGAGCTGTATCGTTTAATGTTTCTAATTCTTATTTTTATATTATTAAGAGTAGTCAACTTTGAACCTGATGTTTTTATATGATATTCAAGCCATTCATCTAATAGCGCGTGAAAAGTCAAAGTTTTTAATTCGCTTGACGACTTGTTGTTCAGTTTTTCTTTTATTTTTTCTTCTAAACGAAACATTGCTTCTTTTTGAGATTGTTTTGTATTCTTGTTCAACACAACACTTACGCGCTTCCATTTATCTGTGTATGGATCTTTATACTTCTCGTAGTATCTGTATTTAGTTTCGTTATTTTTGTTTTTAAATTTTTCAATCCACATGTTTATACCTCCTGCAAGAACGTATGTTCTATAAAATATTAAAAAATAATAAGGGTAGTCGGGCTACCCGTAATTTAGTACTAGGTACTAAATGTGTTATAATAAAATAAAAAGTAGGTGATAAGATGACTCAATTTCTAGGGGCGCTTCTTCTTACAGGAGTTTTAGGTTACATACCATATAAATATCTAACAATGATAGGTTTAGTTAGTGAAAAAAACAAGGTTATCAATACTCCTGTATTATTGATTTTTTCTATTGAAACATGTTTGATATGGTTTTATAGTTTTATAATTTTTAATAATGTTGATTTAAAAAATTTGAATTTAATTCAGTTGCTTACAGGTCTAAAAGCAAATATTTTGTTTCTATTTATTTTTGTTTTAACAGTGTTTGTATTTAATCCTTTAATTGTTAAATTTATTATCTGGTTAATTAATATAACCAGAAAGTTTATGAAATTGGATTGTATAAGCTTATTAGACAAAAGAGACAAGTTGTTTAATAACAACGGTAAACCAGTATTTATAGTTATAAAAGACTTTGAAAACAGAATCATTGAAGAGGGTGAACTTAAAACCTATAATTCAGCTGGTAGCGATTTCGATTTACTAGAAGTTGAGCGACAAGATTTCAAAGTATCTGATTTAGCGTCAAACGATGAATTGTATATTAAACATACGCTTGTAGACCTTAAACAACAAATTAAATTGGATTTATATTTAATGAATGAATACTAATCTTTTTTCTTAGCTTTTTCTGATAAAGTGCTTTTTAATTTTTCGCTGGCGCCTGACTTTTCAAAACTTTTGTTTAATGGGTTACTACGAGTAGTTTCTTGTTTTTTGTTTTTATCTACCATAAAATTCTCACCACCATTCAACGTCTACACTAGTAGGCGTTTTTTGATTAGTAAAATCATAATGAATCTTCTTTGGTTAACTTATCTCCATCTATTTTTTGTGAAATAAATTCCAAGTATTTACGCGCATTATGTGACGATAAATCTTTAGGTAACTCATAAGTGAATGGTTGATTACCACTAGTTAAAACTTCATATACTATAGTTTCTCTTTTTATTTTGCAATTAGTTATTTTCATTATAAACTTCCTTTCAAACACTGCTGAAATAGACGTCTTTTATATTAAAGCGCCACACAGGCGCTGTTAATCACAATTTAGTTCTATCAGTGATTTTAGACTCCATAACTCTTTGATGTGATTCTTTAGCTTCTCGAATCATATCTTTAAATTCTTGACTGTCTATAAAAGCTTTAGCCTCTTCTATTTGCTCTTGAGTAAGCTCTTTACCACCAGTATTGATGTGTAAGTGTTCAATTTCTTTATAAGTACTCATTTTTTCGACTCCTGTTCTTCAAGTTCACTTTTAGTTATAGGTAAACCATTGTTCAATCTATAAGTCAGTTCTTCTTCTGTATAAAAGGGGATTTCAACCATTTCCCACTCTTCAATGTTAATGTCAACTTCTTTAAAATCCATGTTAAACCCTCCTGTGAAATGAATTTTCTATTATTTATAGTAATTACTTATAAAAATACAATCTTTACCTATCTCAAACTTTGTATTCTAAATGTACTCGTAATCCATAGTCTGATTCTTTAGTAACGATTTTCTCTTCTAAATAATCTAAAGTTTTATACTTACCACCATTAATATATGCGTTACAAGAAACGATGTTGTCCATATGATTGACTAATCTTGAAGCATACTCTCTAGGTACATATCCAACGTGAAATTCAGAGTATTCATTTGAAATCATAACTTTTATCGCGTTTTCATCATAAGGATTATCCGGTTCTTTTTGTAAGAATACACCAGGAATAACCTCGTAATCAGAAATTTCATACACCTTGTCTTCATAAAGTAATTCTTCTTTAAGTTCATTTCCTTTCAAATCACTATATAAGAAAAAGAAATCGTCGTTATTTTTCATTTTCTTGATAAGTTTCTTTAATTCTTTTCTACGACCTTCATAATTTAATCCTACGACGTCGAAAATTTCAACTTTAGTTTGTTCATCATCATTAATAGGTAGACAATCATTCGAGATAATTGTTTCCTTATTCTTAGATAATTGCATATAAGTTTTTAAAATTGAGATGAATCCTGTTAAAGGAGAGTTTGTTACGAAATAAACTGTTAATTTTCTATTATCGTTTAATGTTAAAAAAGCTTGGTTTTTCCAAATAGTAACAACAGTGTTATAATCTATCACCTCTGATAATGAGATTTTGAATATATAATCTTCTTCTTTCCTTATAAAACAAATCTCTTCATGTGAAATGAATATAGAACCCATTCTCCTCTTGTTTTCGTCGAATTTTATGTCGCAACTGTCGCTGATTATTGGTTCAAAGTAACTGTATTGATCTGATAATATTTTTTCATCTTGCTTTCTAGGTTTCATTTTACTACCTCCTATAAAATAACTTTTCCAACTAACCTCACACTTTCGTTATCATAAAAATATAAATCTTTATACTTTTTATTTAAAGAAACCAACGTTAATCTATTATCTTCTACATAAACTTTCTTTACGTAAGCATCTCCATTTATAATAAAGACGCCTATTTGTCCATCTTTGATAGTGTGAGATTTTTCAATGAATATAATTTGTCCGTTTTTAAATAACGGCTCCATTGAGTCTCCATTTACTTTTAAAGCTATATCATGTGCGGGGACATAACCTCTTACGAATTCTTTTGAAATAGGCTCGTTATATAATCTTTCGCCAATACCAGCTGACGCACAACCATATATATCCACTTCGGATTTTTCTTGAATGTAAGAATTGAAATCTACCAGATTATCACTGTCATTATTTTGTTCTTCTAATTGATTAGTCGCATATTTTAGTACATTGCTTTGTCTTGGAGGCGTGAGTTTACTGTATATGGAAGTGATGTCGTTATTTTCAATTTTTCTATTCTTAGAAATATCAAACCCCATAAGCCACGCTTCGTTAACGTTTAAAGCCTTTGCTAGTTCAAAGACTTTGTCTTGTTTCGCTTCATATTTTCCGTTTAAATAATCGCTAATTGAGTTTCTACCAATACCAGTCCTTCTTGATAGCTCTGATTGAGATATCTTCCGTTCAGACATAATTTGCTTTAATCTATCCTTAAAACTGTTCATATTTCTGAACACCTCCTAAGAACATAATACTACGTACAATGACGATTATCAATAATTTTTAACAAATATTGTACAGAAAAATGTATTTTATGTGTTGACTTATTTAAACAAAGGTGTTTTAATTGATTTGTACAGAAAACCGAACAAGAAGGGAGGTGAGTTTATGATATACAATTTCGATTATAGTTTGCTGTACGAAAGAATGGCAGAGTATAGATATAGCCAAAGTTCTTTAGCGAACGCAATCCCTATTTCAAGGACATCTATTAATCACAAGTTGCAAGGAAAAAATTTATTTACACAATGGGAAATAAAACGAATCTGTGAATTATTAGAAATCCCACCAACAAAAGTAGGTAGATATTTTTTTGAACAAAATGTACAGAAACCTGTACAAATGTCGTAACAGGAGGAAACTATGGAACAAATCACATTAACCAAAGAAGAGTTGAAAGAAATTATAGCGAAAGAAGTTAGAAATGCTATAAAAGGCGAGAAACCAATCAGCTCAGGTGCAATTTTCAGTAAAGTAAGAATCAATAATGACGATTTAGAAGAAATCAATAAAAAACTCAATTTCGCAAAAGATTTGTCGCTAGGAAGATTGAGGAAGCTCAATCATCCGATTCCGCTAAAAAAGTATCAGCATGGCTTCGAATCAATTCATCAAAAAGCTTATGTACAAGATGTTCATGACCATATTAGAAAATTAACATTATCAATTTTTGGAGTGACACTTAATTCAGACTTGAGTGAAAGTGAATACAACCTAGCAGCAAAAGTTTATCGAGAAATCAAAAACTATTATTTATACATCTATGAAAAGAGAGTTTCAGAATTAACTATCGATGATTTCGAATAAAGGAGGAACAACAAATGTTACAAAAATTTAGAATTGCGAAAGAAAAAAATAAATTAAAACTCAAATTACTCAAGCATGCTAGTTACTGTTTAGAAAGAAACAACAACCCTGAACTGTTGCGAGCAGTTGCAGAGTTGTTGAAAAAGGTTAGCTAAATTCAACGGTAAGGATTTGCCCTGCCTCCACACTTAGAGTTTGAGATCCAACAAACACATAAGTTTTAGTAGGGTCTAGAAAAAATGTTTCGATTTCCTCTTTTGTAACAGTTTCAATTCCTTCATATCCTGGAAAAACAATTTTCTTTAAATCCGAAACATGTTTTTTTGAACCATCCTTTAAAGTAACTAGAAGTTTCATACTTATCACCTCCTTAGGTTGATAACAACATTATACACGAAAGGAGCATAAACAATATGCAAGCATTAAAAACAAAATCGAACATCGGCGAAATGTTCAACATACAAGAAAAAGAAAATGGAGAAATCGCAATAAGTGCAAGAGAGTTATATAAAGCTTTGGAAGTTAAAAAGCGTTTTAGCGCTTGGGCAGAAATTAACTTGAAGCATTTCAAAGAAAATAGGGATTTTACAAGTGTACTTACAAGTACGGTTGTTAATAACGGAGCTGTAAGACAACTAGAAGATTATGCTTTAACACTTGATGTAGCTAAACATGTTGCGATGATGTCAGGTACAGAAAAAGGTTTTGATTTTAGAGAGTATTTCATCCAAGTAGAGAAAGCATGGAACAGTCCAGAAATGATTATGCAACGTGCTTTAAAAATTGCTAACAACACAATCAATCAATTAGAAACAAAGATTGAACGTGATAAACCAAAAATTGTATTTGCAGATGCAGTAGCTACTACTAAGACATCAATTTTAGTTGGAGAGTTAGCAAAGATCATTAAACAAAACGGTATAAACATCGGGCAACGCAGATTGTTTGAGTGGTTACGTCAAAACGGATTCCTTATTAAACGCAAGGGTGTGGATTATAACATGCCTACACAGTATTCAATGGAACGTGAGTTATTCGAAATTAAAGAAACATCAATCACACATTCGGACGGTCACACATCAATTAGTAAGACGCCAAAAGTAACAGGCAAAGGACAACAATACTTTGTTAATAAGTTTTTAGGAGAAAAACAAACAACTTAATAGGAGGAACGAACAATGCAAGCTCAAAACAAAAAAGTCATCTATTACTACTATGACGAAGAAGGTAATAGACGACCCGTTAATATTCAATACAACGATGGCTACGACTTAATGATAGACCAGCGTTTTATTGAAATGACGCTTGAAAGACATCCGCATTTAAAAAATAACTTTTATGGATTAATAGATGGAAAAGAATTTAAGTTAGATTAAATTTTTGTGTTAGATAATTAAAAGCTAATTTGCTTAGCAATGTTACGGACATACTAGTGGTTTTGTTTGCGACTTTTTTAACTTCTTTCCAAGTGTGATTGTCTCGGATATTATCTAAAAATTCATGCCCTGACCAAGTTATATCGTTAATTGTATAACCATAAATATGTCCATCTTCCCAACCGAATTTAACACTAACATACTTTGCTTCTTCCAGTTTTAATAATGCATACATTACAGTTTCAAAATCATATTTTCCAAATACAACATTATCTTTGAAATTGTATTCGGTGAGCGGTTCACCAATCTTTTTATTAGTTTCAATTTCTAACAAAAGATGTCTAACACAATCATGATCTAATTTCATACTTATCACTACCTTAGGTTGATAACAACATTATACACGAAAGGAAAGATAGAAATGCCACATATTTTAAACGTAACAGTTCCAATACCTGAAACACACGTGCTTATCACAAAAGATGAATATGAAGAGTTAATAGCTTACTCATTAGACCCTGTATGGAACATGAGCGACTTAAAGAAGAAATTAAAAATTGCATCTGATGAAACAATCAAAGACAGGTTATTATTTCACCCTAGACTCGAAAAAGAGTTAAGAGCACAAGGTATCGTACATTATCCTGATGAGAATTTTAATCGTTGGAGGTTTAACGCAAGAAGGATGCATAAGTTTGTAGATGAACATTTTAATGAGATTTACAAAGGAGGGCACAACAAATGAGTAAAACTTATAAAAGCTACCTAGTAGCAGTACTATGCTTCACAGTCTTAGCGATTGTACTTATGCCGTTTCTATACTTCACTACAGCATGGTCAATTGCAGGATTCGCAAGTATCGCAACATTCATATTCTATAAGGAATACTTTTATGAAGAATAAAAAAACTGCTACTTGCGCCAACAAGTAACAGTAACAAACATTTAAGAAATAAAATTCAAGTTAAATATAAAACGAAAAACGGAGGAAGTCAACCATGACTAAAAATTATAAAGACATGACGCAGGAAGAAATAAAAGACTTATTATCTGAAAAAACGGCAGAATTGTATGAATTAGCGAAAGAAATTAAGGGAGAAAGTAAATTTGATATTTTGCTTTTCTCATCAATAGGAGTTATCGACGGAGATTATTTAGCAGGTTCAAGTTCTGTGATTGGTCATACTTTTGATCTTGCTTACTTATTGGATAGCACTAAGAGTTATAAAGATATTGTCAATGTTCTCCAAATGTGTAAATCACAAAAAATTCTCGGTATAGATGACGACAAGGAGGACTAAAACAATGTATTACAAAACGGGTGACGTATGTCGAAAAATATTTAATGTAGATGGCTTTGATTTTCAATTAAGAGTTAAGAAGCGAGCATATAGTGTCGAAATAGTCGTTTTAGATCATGAAGGAAATTCAATTGACGGGCTACTAGTTTCTGACGAGAACGATCTATACACAGCTTTAGATATTTTGAAACAAAGTATTTATGAATGGATTGAAAATAACACAGATGAACAGGACAGACTAATTAACTTAGTCATGAAATGGTAGGTATAAGCATGAGAGATACAGAAAGAAATATATTGAATATTTTTAAGACGTTATTCGACGAATATACTTTGTCAAACCAACGAGCATTATTGGAAATTGAACGTAATCATCACGGATACTTATCGATTAATTTCTTGCACTATCACGACAGTTACAAAACAAACAATAAGCTTGTGCAGATACATGAAATCAATCCAGACAGCCATGAACGAATAAAAAATTTAATTATCGAGGTGCTAAGAGGTCATCGGAAGATTAAAAAAGGAGCATGAGGAAAGATATGAAAATAAATAAGTTAACTATATCGAACTTTGCTGGAATCAAAGAAGAAAAATTTAACTTTGACGGTAAAGATGCAAAAATATACGGCAATAATGCGACTGGCAAGACTACAACAGCAACCGCATTACAATGGCTGCTTTTCGATAAGGGTTTAGACGGTTCAACCAAATCATTTAACCCTGTACCTTTAAACGAAAAAAACGAAGAAAATTATGAGTTAATTCCGACTGTTTTCGCAGAATTTGAAATCGACGGAAAAATTACGACTTTTAAAAAAGAGTCACATCCTAAATACACAATAAATCAAAAAACGAATCGCAAGGAATACTCACGAAGTCGAACGAAGAAACAATATATCAATGATGAATCAATAAAAGTAAAGGATTATAAAGCTCGTATTGATGAACTGATTGATGAAGATGTATTCAAGTTAATTACGAACCCTCAAGCATTTAACTTACTAGATTGGAAGAAACGAAGAAGTTTGTTGTTTGAA